GATGAGGAATGGGCAGAGGTTAATGAGTTTAATAGGAATATGGTCGAAGATTACCTCAGTAATCAGACTCATCTTTCACCACATAGTTTACATGCTTATAGGTCTGCATTAAAGATATTCTTCGTATGGGTTAAAAATAATCTGAATAACAAAAACTGTATAGAAATTAGAAAAAAAGAATTTCTTCGCTATATGAATTTTCTTGCTAATCGTGGACTATCTGAAGCTGCGATTAAATTTAAAAAGTCTTCTGTCAGTGCATTGAATAAATTCATCGAGAATTTCTACGATGAGGACTATCCTACGTTCCGTAATTATGTAACTGCGGAGATGCAAGTACCAAAAACAGGTAAGGTTTTCGCAAAAGAACCATTGACTCCTGATGAAATGGATCATTTATGTTCGGTATTAGCTGAACGTGAAGAATGGCAAAAATTAGCATATGTAAAGTTTACATATTCTACTGGATGTAGACATGCAGAGAGCTTACAGTTGCTTAAAGAAGTTATTAATTATGAGCCTAAAAGGAAAATTGTAACAATTGTCGATGAGGATGGCAAAGAACAAGAAGTAGAATCTGTATCTTATAAAACACATGAAATTCGCTGCAAGGGACGTAGTGCCGTTGGTAAGGTTAGGAAATTGCAGTTTGGACAAGATGTAATGGACGCATTAAAGAAATGGCTTGAAGTGCGTGGCGATGATGATTGCCCTTATATGTTTGTTGTAAAAACTAAAGATGGTTCAAAGGTGCGACAGATTGGATATAGTGCATTCAATGATTGGTGTATAAATGAATTTTCTGAAATTGTTGGTAGGAGAACGACTCCACATAACTTCCGAAGAAGCAGGGCGACCAATCTTGTATGTTATGACCATCGTGCATTGGAAACAGCACAGAAACTTTTGGGGCACGAATCTTCCGAAACAACTCAGATGTATGTAATTCGTGAAGATACAGAGGATGCCGATGAAGCTTTCGTCTAACACTTCTTCTTATTCCAACACTTCTTCACATAACAACCAAATTTAATAATTTTAACCCCTAGAATACCTATCCCTTTAATTATAATCTTAATAAGAAAAATAACTAAGAATACCTCTCCACATACAAATGCATATTTGTAGACCATACCTTCATTATTAAATAAAGCTGCAATTATAAATGACATATAAATAATTAGTCCATCTACTCCACAGGAAAATATGAACTTATCGTCTTTAGATGAATACATAATACTCTGTATAAAATTAGGTTCAAGATATCCTAATCTTCTGCGCAGATATGAATTTCTATCATATATGTTATTTTTGAAATTATTGTAGTTATATTTATTATGATTGTCTTTTAATATTATATATGTTTTATGAGTGGATCTGTCAATATATTTGATATTATAATCATTCATATAAGTTGATATATGATTTATAACATCATTTATAGTATTTTCGTTATATTCCTTATTATTGTTTATAATCTTATACAAAGGATAATAAATTCTATTATATGCAATCTTCATATTATCTAATGGAATATTCTTATTATAATTATATTTGGTTACAATAAAGGTAAATATACCTGTTATAAGTGCAGGAAGAATTATTTTTAATATTTCTATAAATGATTTCATAATTTTACCTCATTATATTTTTACTTGCATCAGCTAATTATATGTGTTACAATACAAACAAAAAGAAACAAGCAATTATCCGTTAGACGGTTGAGCCAATATAATCAGCAATGGCTAAATAAATATAATATTCAATACATTAATGACCGTGCTTTGGCGAGTGGCGGTCATTTTTGTGTTTATCAAGAACTCTAACTAGGTATGTAGAGCAAATTCCGCTTACTATACTAGTTACTAATGTAAAAATTAGTAAACCACAAAATGTCACGTATTATCCTCCTTTGTAAGTATTTCCTACATGATGTCACGAGGATATTTATATAACAGAACATCACGGCTCTGACGTGACTCAACCACCTAACCATCTCTATCTAGCCAAACAAAGATGTTTGAATAACCGCTTGTCCTCTACATTATAAATCATATGACATTTTCTGTCAAAATATTCCAAAAAAAGAGAATAATATAACATATAAATCAATCAGAGAATATAAAAGTATCTTAAAAAGAATTTCTTTTGTATGGGTTGAGTCTAACTTGATCCTAGTTTTCTTAATTCTATCGACATCTAGGATAATCGGTTAATTTCAACCTTAGAAATAAGAAGATGTTCGTGCCTCTCTGCGTTAATGAGAATCCTAATTGACAGATAATAGTCATTAAATCTTATCAATTAATCTTTACTCCGAAGACCGAAAATATATAGAGAATAATCAGTAAGCATGGATACCTTGTGTGTCTTAGGGTACTTAGTTTGTACCTGAATAATAACTGGATATGTACAGTCCAATATCAGCTAGTTAGTGCTTTATGCTGATCCAGTGGGTGAGATGCCCACATTAGGTCTGTTCGTCTAGCGATCTAGGACATCGCCCTTTCACGGCGGCAACAGGAGTCCGAATCTCCTACAGATCATTACGTAGCTGATACTTAAATGGACAGCGAGGCTATACATTTTTTGTATAGCAACAGAGAGTCACTTCATGAGGTGGCTCTTTTATTATGTAGTATTGGCAGAGTTGGTATTGCACTGGTCTTGAAAACCAGCATTCCGAAAGATATGGGAGTTCGATTCTCTCACACAGCGTACTAAGTGAATTGCGCTTTTATGGTGTTTTATAAGTTGAATTTTTATGAGAAGTGGTATTGCTACTGCTTCTCTTTTTTATATTGGAACAAAAGGAAAGAAGGTGAGACAATGGCTAATTTAAGACAAGCCAAAACTGATGATGAGGTCAAAAAGTTAACAGTAAATAATGTAAAAGGTGCGTATCATGATTTAGCCATTGACTACAACCATTTACTAGATTTGGATTATATCTATTGTCCTCATTGTGGAAAATGGAAATCAACTAAAGGTAATGGAAACTTTTATAAATCTAACAAAAGTAAAAGCGGATTTGAGCATTTTGCATGTAAGGCTTGTATTTTAGATTTGTGTACTGACGTAGATCCTAAAACTGGCGTTAGAACAGACAATAGAGAAAAAACAATTAACACTTTTAGGCAGCTTGATTGGAAATTTAGCGAAAGTGATTATAACGCACAACTACAAGCTATTAATGAAGGTGTTGGTGAAAAAGTTCGTGGAACGGCTGTTCAAAATCTTATTGTAATGGTAGCTTCTCTTCCACAGTATAATAACACTTCCTATAAAGACTCTGAATTTTCTGTTGATGATATGGAAAATAATCCAGAAACAAATACAAAGATTGTCCAAAAAACTCTCAAATCTGCAAAAAAGCGATTTGGAAACAATTATAACAATGAAGAACTTATGTATCTTGAGACGGAATACCAAGATTGGACGACACGTTACCCCTGTGAAAATAAATCTCAAGAACTTTTATTTAAACGAGTATGTTGTAAGGAACTTGAAATAGATAATGCTCAAAAAAATGGGAAAGATACAAAAGATTTAGATGCTACTTTGCAGAATTTATTAGGAAGTTTAAATATCAAGCCTAATCAGAAAACTGCATCTGAATTAACTGATAATCTTACATTTGGACAGCTTATTGATAGATGGGAGCAGGAACAACCTATACCAGAGCCACAAGGAGAATTTAAAGATCCTGATAAAATTGGATTGCTGATTGATGTATTCTTCAAAGGGCACTTATCTAAGATGATGGGATTAAAGAATGCATTTTCTGCAACATATGAGAAATTTATTTCTAAATATACTGTTAAGAAACCTGAGTATGATGAAGATACTGATTCAGAAGCATTATTTGATAAGATATTCGGTCAAAAAGCTGATGAGGAGGTATAATTATGCCTCAAGTAAAAACTCAAACAGAGATAGAAAAAGACAAGCAACAAAAAATAATGGAAACTGTTGCTTGGAGAGCTGGGTATTATCGCAGTAATCCACATAGATATGTTATTGACGTGTTGGGACTATCTTTAAAATGGTTTCAACAAATTTTGTTATGGTGCATGATGCACTATAACTTCGTTATGTATCTGGCAGCGAGAGGTCAAGGTAAGACATACCTAACCGCCCTCTTCTGCTGTGTAAGATGTATTTTATTTCCTGGAACAAAAATCGTTGTTAGTTCTGGAACTCTGAAACAAGCTAACGAAGTCTTGCTCAAAATACAAGATGATTTTATGAAACAGTCTTCCATATTACGTTCTGAAATTGAGAAATGTAATATAGGTCAAAACGATGCTTCTATTTATTTCAAAAATGGTTCATGGATAAAAACTCGTACAAGCTCGGAGAACAGCCGTTCAGCCAGAGCAAATTGTATAGTCGTGGATGAATTTCGTATGGTTGATGAAACTGTAATTAATACAGTATTACGAAAATTCTTAACAAGCCCTAGACAACCTAAATATCTGAGAAAGCCTGAATATGCACATTTGCAGGAAAGAAATAAGGAAATCTATATGTCCAGTGCATATTTTAAAAGTTCATGGGCGTATAAAAAGGCACAAAGTTATACATTAAATTTCTTTGACGACACGAAGAAATATTTCATCTGTGGATTACCTTATCAAGTTTCAATAAGAGAAGGTTTGCTATCTCGCTCTCAGTTAGAGGATGAAATGAGTGAAGCTGACTATAATGAGCTTGTTCAACAAATGGAAATGGAATGTTTGTGGTTTGGTGACACGGATGGTAGTTTATTCAAATTTGATGAACTTACAGCACGTAGACGGTTGAGAAAAGCATTTCCACCATTAAGTTTCTGTAATGACAAGATAACAATTCCGAAGTTGACTGCTACAGGTAAAAGAATTTTATCCATTGACGTTGCTCTTATGAAATCTACAAAAAAGAAAAAGAATGATGCTTCGGCTATTTACATTAATGATTTAATTCAAGTAAATGATACAGCTTACCAGTCAAATTTTGTTTATGGTGAAACTTTTGAAGGTTTAAAAACAGATGAGTTAGGAATGATTGTTATGAAGTATTTTTATGAATATCAATGTACAGATTTAGTTTTAGATACTAACGGTATCGGCTTGGGTGTATATGATTTCATAACAAAGGATCAAATTTGCCAAGAAAACGGCAAAAGATATAAAGCCATGACATGTATAAATGATAAGGATATGGCTGAACGATGTAAGGTTCGTGATGCAAATAAAGTTGTTTGGTCTGTAAAGGCTAATGCTAATTTTAACAATGAAATATGTGTATTACTTAGAAACGGAATACAAAATGGAAAAATCAATTTTCTTATTCCTGAACAAGATGCTGATAGTTCATTAAAAGAAACTTATAAAGGATATTTTAAGATGTCTCCAACAGAACAGGCTAAATTGAAAATGTCATACATACAAACAACTTTTGCTGTTTATGAATTAATAAAATTAGATCATGAAGTTAAAAATGGAAATATTAAGGTAAAAGAGGTTGAAGGTATGCGTAAAGATAGATATTCTTCCATCGCCTATTCTTACTGGTGTGCTTGTCAGTTAGAACTTAAATTGAAACCCCAAACACAAAATACACAATCTTTAATTAATAAACTCCCTATCCGTCAACCATCACACTCATCTTCATTTTCAAAACGATTCTAATTAAATCACAAAAATTCACACATAAAAATTAAATAAAAAATCTCAAAGAAAAGGAGGTGTTTACTACATAAATGGCACGACCAAAAAAAGAGATGTCAGAAACATCTCCTAAAACAACTACTAAGCGACAACCTACGGCTGCTGAACGAAAGCAGTATATGGAAAAGCTTGAAGCACAGAAACAAAAATTTGCCGAAAGCAAACAGGCATTTAAGCAAGTTCGTGATGTAACCAAAACAGTTCGACAGACAACTATTAGTTCTTATAGTAAAGATGATGTCATCAGATATTTACAGAACATAGACAGCTATGAATCTGAATTACGTGGATTATCACGTTATCTCTTCTATCGTTCTCAGGTATATTTCAGATTGATTATGTATAACGCTACAATGTTTGATTTGAATTCAAGATATGTTGTTCCTACATATAATCCCATTGAAGATAATGATAAAGAAGCAATCCTAAAAGATTATTATGAAACATTACAGGTCTTAGACAGGATGGATTTACAGAACAGCCTACTTCCTATGTTAATCAATAATTTTATCGAAGATGTTTATTATGGTTGTTGTTGGATAGATGAGACAGGTATTTTCATATTAAAAATACCACCTGAATATTGTAGGATTTCAGGAAAATATTTCACAGGTGATTTTTCATTCAGCGTGGATATGAGTAATTATAAAAAATTTGAAGATATCCTTGATTTTCTTGGAGAACCATTAAGTTCAATGTATAAAGCTTATGGTGGAGATAGTAAAAACAAATGGCAACCTATGCCAGATGAATATGCTTTGTGTACAAAGTCAAGAATGGAGTCTTGGGAAACAATTGTACCAATTTACAGTGGACTATTCATCGACTTAATTGGGTTGCTTAATTTAGCTGATGTACAAGCTGTAGCAGATGAACAACAGATTTATAAATTGATTACTGCTACTATTCCAACATTATCAGGTGCAACAGATCCCGATGCATGGTCAGTTAATATTGACTTAGCTGTGGATTATTACAACAAGATGGTTGAAAGTTTACCTGATTATGTAGGTGCTGCAATTACCCCTATCCCACTTGGTACTATTTCATTCTCTGATGACCAATCTACTGACACAACAAAAGTTCAAAAGGCAACAAAGGAAGTTTTAAATACTTCTGGTGGCGCACAGATTTTGAACTCTTCTACTATTAGTGGAGCTGAAGCATTTCGTTCAGCGACTCGTGCTGATACAGAATTTGCAATTTCAGCATTACTTGGTCAGATTCAAGGTTGGACAAATCGTATGCTTGGCTATCAAGTTTCTAATCCTGCCAAAGTAAAATTCTTTGAAGTATCAGCATATACCAAAGACGCATTTAAGGAATCATTACAAAAAGATTTACAGTATGATGCAACAAAGATTCTTGCAATCAATGCACTTAATGGTATTAGTGAATTAGATACATTATCACTCGCATTCTTAGGTAATGACATTCTTGATTTACCAAATAGATTTAAGATTCTTACTTCTGCTAATACAGTTTCAAATAGCTCTGATGGAACAAAACCAGAGGTTTCTGATACACAGATTTCAGATGAGGGAAGTGAAACTCGTGACCAGAATAAGAACGATAATTAGGAGATAAAAGGATGGAACAGAATTTTATAAAAACTACAGATGTCTCTACTGCCGAGAAATTATCCTCTCTTGGTTTTCAGAGAATAGATATTGCGAATGGTATTTATACCTTTTTGAATTCTGGAAAAATTCAGTTTTCAAATGATGATATAGATAAAAGAAAAATTCAGTATAGCAATATGCTGAGTATTTAGCACTCTCCTATCTGAGTGCTCATGAATAATTCAGAAAGGAGGAAATAATGCAAAAGAAATATTTTACAATTGAAGATTTAATTAGTTTCTGTAAGCATAAGAAAATGTATAATTTTTCTTCAAAAGAATCTGGCAAACCACTTTATGTACAGGCGGTTCAAGATTTTTCTTCTGCTGACATAGAAAAAGCCGAAGATAATAAATTATATGCTAAAGTGCGTGTTTGTCACACATTACTTAATCGTAATGGTAGTTACATATCTGAAGATTCTATGAAGGCTGCAATGCCAAGTCTAAAATATTCTCCGCTACTTGCGAACATTCATCAATTGGATGATGGCTCTTGGGATTTCCACTCTCACGATTATCATATAGAAACAGATGAAGATGGTAATGAAATAACCGTATATGATGAAAAACAGGTTGGTACTTTTACAGCAGACGAACCTTATCTCGAATATGACAAAGATATGGATAAAACATATGTCGTTGCTCGTGTGGCAATTCCTGAATCATATACTCGTTGTGCAGACATCATTCGTGAAAAAAATGGAACAAAGGTGAGCTGTGAGCTGATTGTATACGAGTGTTCATACAATGCAAAAGAAAAGTATCTACAATTAGATGATTTTGAATTTGCAGGATGTACTTGCTTGGGATCTGAGAAAGATGGAACACCTATTGGTGAGGGAATGCTTGGAAGCAAAATTACGCTCGAAGATTTCAGTGAAGAAAATAACAGTCTAATTAAATTTAATGAAAAAATGGTTGAATTACAGGCACGACTTGAAAAATTAGAGACTGCTTGTTTTGACAATAAAAACAATTCTAAGGAAGGAGGAAACAACGTCAATATGAATAAATTTGAAGAGTTATGTCAGAAGTATGGAAAAACAGTTGATGATATTACATTCGATTATGAAAATATGTCAGACGAAGAATTAGTTGAAGCATTTGCAAAAGCATTTGATGATACTGATACTACTGATGGCACTACAGATAATACTTCAACGGAAGATACTCCTTCTACAGACGAGGGTGTAGAACCAACTAATGATGAACCAACCGAATCTACTAAAGATGATAGCAAGGAGGATTCAACTACAGATGAATCAACTACTACTCCATCAGATGATGATGAAGTCAAGAAGAAAGTAGATAATTCTGTATCTAATAATACTGTTGAGTATTCATTTGTGAAAGATGGAGAAATCAAAAAGTTTGCTGTATCTTTACAGGATAAAATCTATGCTATCCAGGATTTAGTAAACGCTACATATGCTGAGACAGATAATACATATTATGGTGTCACTGTTTATGATGATTATGTAATCATGTGTGATTGGTGGTCTGGAAGATATTATAAGCAGACTTATGATTCTAAGGATGACAACTATTCTCTTACTGGTGACAGAGTTGAAGTATATATTGAGTTTGTTACTGCTGATGAACAGAAAGAACTTGATGATATGCGTTCAAATTATGCTGAATTAAAAGCATTTAAGGAAACTGTAGAAAAGAATGAACTTCATGAAAAGCGTGAAGAAATTCTTGCAGATAAGAGATACGAATCTATTTCTACAAAAGATAAAGAAGAAAATTTTGTAAACAAAGATTTTGCCGAGCTTTATAAGAATATGGATAACTACTCTCTTGCTGAACTGGAAACACAGGTTAAAGTGATTCATTCTGATTTTATTGCAGAACATTCAACTTTTTCTGCATCGACAGAGGAGAAGAAATCAACTTCTAAGAAACAGTTCGCTAACCCATCTAAAGTTGTTAAATCAAGTAGATATGGAAAATTGTTTCAGAACAAATAAATAGAAAATTAAATAATCACTTTTTGTTAGGTCGCTTTTATAAAGCGGTCTTTTTTATTTTATCAAATTTAAGGAGGAAAAAATAATGGCTTTACGTTATTCAATTGAACAGCATCATGTTTGCTTCCCTACTAAAGTCCTTTCTGAGCGTGTAGGTAGAACATTAAACATGGTAATTAAGACAGATACAGACAACGGTACTGTATGCGGAAAAGGTAAATATGTATCTTTTGATCAGTATGAGGTCGCTGACGCACCTACTACTTTTGAAGGGGAAATTCTTGAGCAGGCTGCTGATGGAAACTGGTATGTGGAGGTTAAGAAGATTGATCCTAATGCACCAGCGATTTTAATTTATGAAGTTCCTACTATTGCAGAAAACTATAACTCTAAGTTTACAGCTACTTCTAACTTCTTTAACGAAGCAAGTGCAAGTAGAACAAAGACTGTTAGAGGTTTTGTTCTCGGTGTAACAGATGTATATGAGCTTAGTGCAGATGCTTTTGATGGTACACCTGTTGCAGGTAAGAAGGTAACTATCGAAGCTGGTAGCCAGAAACACAAGGTAGCTACTGCGTAAGAAAGGAGGATAAAATATAATGAGTAGAATGAATTTTACCGCACATGTAATGAATGTGTTTAAAGAAATGGAAACATCTTATGATGAAATTAAGAACCTTATGTTTGATTTATATAAGGGAGAACTTGATGAGGGTATTTCTAAGAAGGATGCCGAGGATAAGCTTCGTGAAATGTCTCTTAAAATCTTTGGTTTAACAAAGAATGCTAAGAAGAGAGAGCGTATTCGTGCTTACGAAGAGTTTGGTAGACAGTTCTTTAATGTTATTGAGGAGGTAACAGACTGGACAGTATCTACAGGTCTTAAAGAGAACGAATGGTTCAATGAGCTTGTAAACTATAGAAATCTTAATGATGGTGATGAGAACTTATTTAAGAACGAACATGAGGAAGTAATTCTTTCTGTTGCAAGAATGGGTAAGAGACACCATGATACAATGCTCCAGAGATTACCAGAAGGTGAAACATACTCTGTTGAGACTGATCTTTATGGTGCTGCTGTTGGTGCTGATATTGATAAGTATTTAATTGGACAGGAAGATTGGACAAAACTTATTGATGCTATCACAAAGGCATTCGTTGTTATGGTTCAGGATCTTATCTTCGCAGAAGTTCTTAATGCTCCAAAGAAGCTTCCTGTACAGACAGGTTTCGTTGAGACTGGTGCTTTAAATACACAGAACAGAGGCAAGTTCAACAAGGTACTTCAGAATGTATCTGTTGCAAATGACAATGCGGAAGTTGTAATTATGGGTACTATGGTAGGTCTTCAGGAACTTGAAAACCTTGTAAATGTAAACTGGATTGCTGCTTCTCAGAAGGAAGCCGTTGCTTCTATGGGTAGACTTGGTAATTATGGTCGTTATCGTCTTGTTGAGATTCCACAGAGATTCGCAAGAAATGATGTAACAAAGACTATGTACGATGATGATACACTTTGGATCTTCGCTTCTGGTGATAATAAGATGGTTGATATGGTTGATGTTGGTGAAACAATCATTGATGAGATTACTGACAGAGGTGAGGCTAATAGTAATATTGCGGATCTTATGAAGTACGAAGTACAGAGAGAACTTGGTGTTGCTACTCGTCTTGGTCGTTACTTTGGTCAGTGGAAGATTACTCAGGACTAATTTAATACAATACTTATGTAGGAGGGTATGAAAATACTCTCCTATTTTATATGGAAAGAAAGGAAATAAAAATGGGTTATACAAAGAAAACTGTCGCAAAAACAGAAGAAACTGTTGAAGCGAAAGTAACTGAAAAGCCAAAGAAAACTTTTACTGATTCTGACTTTATTTTATGTCGTTCAGTATGTTTTGGCGGTTTAAATATTACATGTCCATCTGGTAATACATATGAATTTAAGGATTATGGGAAGACTTGCGAAATTAACTACAGAGATTTAGTTACTTTGATTCGTAAGGGTTCTGACCATATTTTCTTGCCTAGATTTATTATTGAAGATGATGATTTGTTAGCTGATTTCCCTTCAGTTACAAAAGTATATGACAATATGTATACAGCAGAGGATTTATTAGAAATTTTAGATTTACCTAATAGCAGAATGAGAACGGAAATTGAAAAACTTCCTATCGGTGCAAAGGATGTACTTTGTCAGATGGTTGCAGGTGAAATCGCAAATGGACATCTTGATAGTATTTCAAAGGTAAGAACCTTAAGTGAGATTTTTGATTCTGATTTTGATTTGATTAGTAAGTTATTCGTTAAGTAAAGGAGGCTCACAATGACGCTTCCATACGAAACAATTTTTTCACGAACAAGAGGACGAATTTCAGATATGAAAGAACTCTCTCTTGACGAAAACGATTTGCTTGAAATTTATACAGAACGATTAAGCAATGTAATTGCTAATCCAAGAGTGCGCAGGCTATTCTCTTCTCTCACACTCGATGATGAAATTCAACAGTTGGATTTTGTACTGAATAATTCAGTAGATGAAACGGCTGATATGAATTTTGTCGTAGGAATTCTTGTACTTGGAATGACGATTGAATGGTTGCAGCCACAGGTTGATTCTATTATGCACACATCAGTAATGATAGGTGGTAAGGAAGAAAAGAAGCTACTCGACAATCATAAAAATATGATTGACCGTCTGGATTCCATGAAAACCGAATTGAATAAACGTATTCGTGATTACGGATATATGTACAATTCTTATATCAATACGGAGTCCTAATATGCAATACATATATGGTGACTTCACAGACAAGCAAATCAATGAAGCAGTTCGTGCAATGCATGGCGACATTCACAAATTACTGCTCTATAAAGACAAGACAATTGAAGAGAAAATATTTGAAGATGATGAAGCATTTCTCGTCTTCTTTGAGAATGTTATGTTTAAATTAGGCGGTACAAAAACCTTATTTAATGACAACGGACTTATGGTAACTCTTATGGCAACCTTACAAGGTGCTATGGATAATTTTAAGAGCGACCATTTTAGTTACAAAAAATTCCGTAGGGCGATTTTAGATTCTCACGGATATATAAAAGCAATGTTTGAGGAGGTGGGTTGCGATGCCGAGTCTACAAACAGCTAGGCGTGTCGCAAACGCCAAGAACAACGGTGCTAAAACGATTGGTCAGATTTATAAGGAACAGTCTGACGACATGATGAATTGGACGTGGGATAATGATAAGCAGAGTAAAAAATGCTATATCTATGATTGGAAACATGACGATTCGCCAGATATAAATGTTGGTATGACATATGAGAATACCACAAAGACACCGATTGATGCGAAGATACTTGTAAGTAAGTATGGTTCTATTGATAAGGACTCTCCTACTTTACAGTGTCAGTTCAGACCAAAACAGAAAGAATACTTTACAGAAGATGACGAGTTATTCTATATGGAAGAATATAGAAAAAAGTACCAATTAGTTGATATTTTTGTGGGGATGTTTTTGGATATTCCAGATAAAGATGGACTTTATCATAAACATTTAATCTGTATGAAAGATGTTGAACAGGACTTTCAGAAGTATTTCATTTTACCTTGCGATTATCTCTTGCAGTGGATACAAACCGAAACAGATAAAAGATATAAGAGAAGTATGTGGTGCGTTTTAAAATCACAGTCTAGTTACAACTCAGGAATTTGGGTAGATAACGTGACCGCAAGCCAACAGAATCAGGAACTTCTGTTTATTCCAACAAATGAAATATCTGATACCATCTATTATGTTTCTGAAGATAACAATAATAACCAACGACTCATTGTAGACATTCCAAACTACTCGATTGAGAATTGGACACCTAATACATGGGTGGTAAGTAAGGTTGAACGAGTTAATGTCCGAGGAAGGACAAAGCTTACTCTATATCAGAAACCATTCAATAGCAATACTGATTATATCGAGAAAGATGAAAATGGTATTATCACAGGTCTTTGGGCTAACTATTTTGGTGGTACTGCCCCAACAGATCCGTCTACTCCAACCACTCCCCCATCTTCTATCACAGCAAGAATCTCAGCATCCACTTCAACTATTAAAGTTGGTGGCTCTTACAAAAATCTTACAGTAAATCTATTCAATGATTCCAATGAAGATATTACAACTGAATATGCTGATGCAACCTTTACATGGACTTGCTCTATTGACGATGAAGATTGGACTGATAAAGTAACATGGCGAGCTGGTACAGAGTACAACCAAAAGAAAGTAAAGTTTCCTAACGATACTTCTACTATAGGCAAAATAATGTCTATTAAGTGTGAAATCGTTAAGGATAACTTGCCAATTGAATCTGAGATTTTGCCGTTAGAATTAACTGAGTAGGAGGTGTTTTATGGCAGAAAAATTAATGACAAAGAACGACTTATTAAATAAGCTTCGTGCATATAACAACACTCCTGATGATGAAAATATTTTATATAAAAAAAAGATAGAAAAGGCTTTATTATCAAATCCTTGTTTACTTTATGCACTCAATGAAAAAACGTTAGAGTCTGAACTTTTTGATGATGATGGTAATATCAATTGGGAATGGAATGAAGAAAAGAAGGAATACGAGCCTCTTGGAGAATGGGATAGATATTTTTCAGATACAGCAGGCGATGGAAATATACTTCCGTATTTATTTATTCCAGACACTCAGACAAAAGTACGAAATTATCTTTGTTATCAAGTAAGTTTTCAAGACACAGTTAGATATCAACCTGGATTAAAAGAAACGTTGGTTACTTTTACTATTTTTGTTCATGGCAATGATAGGATGGATAAATTAACAGGTATTCCAAGACACGATCTTATTGCTTCTATTATAAGAGAACGATTTGCATGGTCAAATGTATTTGGGATGCAAACGCACATTATATCAAATCGTGAATCTACTACGGATAACAATTACGTTGTACGTACTCTTGTGTTCCAACTTACAGATTTAAATAGTAAGGTTCAGACACCTTATGGTGGACAATCACAGATGATGAACTATCAGTTAAGGCGGTGATATTATAGCACAGCAAGATACTGATATGTTAGACGGGCTTCAAGCTGCTGTCATAGCCGAAGCCCAAAAGAAAAAAGAGAATACACAAGAATATAAATTTGATCCACTTAAAATGTATTTTAAAGAAGATTACTTTGTTAAGGGTATTCGCATTGTGCAACCGACTATAGGCAATATTCTCAATATCGGTGAGTCAAAATTTTATTCTGGTCTTTCGCCTTTTCTGTACAATTCTACTTCTATTCGTGTAATGTTATGGGATTTACCTCAACGAATAGATTGGTGTAAAGTAAAAGATATCGAAGTGTTTGGAATGTTAAAAAGCACAACAGATACTGATAATTCTGCAATTCAATTATTATTTCCAGATTATAGAATTGAACATATGCAGTTAATGCAGTTTCAAGAAAAAGATTCTGACAAACCTCAGTTATGCTTATATGATTCTGAAAATAATTTTATTTTAAAAGAATCTGAATATATGGAAATAGCAGAATATATTAGAACTCTGCTTAATATACACCCAAAAATAGAAAAAGCAAAAGGTAAAACAACAAAACAATGGATGATAGATGAAGATAGAATGAATATGGCACAACAAGAAGTTAAAAACTCTTCTACTCTTTTACCTCTTATATCAGCGTGTATCAATCATCCTGGTTTTAAGTATAAATTACAGGAATTAAGAGATGTTGGGATTTATGAATTTATGGATTCTGTTCAAAGATTGCAGATATATGAATCTACCCATGCACTTATGAGTGGAATGTATAGCGGTTTTTGTGATACATCTAAAATTTCAAAAGAACAATTTAATTTCATGCGTGAAATACATGAATAAGTAAGATTAGAGCGATTTGTATCGCTCTTTTTTAATACAAAAAAAATAAAATTTAAGGAGGAATTTAGATTATGGCATTTAAGTTAGGTGACGTAATTATTGACCGTCTTCAGTTCGGTTATGGTGCTACAAAGACTAAAGCTCTTTATGCACTTACACAGTTGACAAATGCAACTATTGATATCACTGCTGATTCAACAGATATCAAGGATAAAGATGGCAACTTAATTTATAGAAAGTATTCAGGTAAGAGTGGTGAAGTTACTGCTACTAATGCATTCATGAACCTTTCTGTAATTGAAGCTATTTCTGCACAGGACGCTGAAATTGCCTCTGATTCTAGTACAATTGTTATGCCTATTTTTAAGATTGTAAAAGCAGGTGAAACACTTGATATTACAGATGCTGTCGAGGATTCATTTATTGTAAATGCACTTTCAGCAAATGGTTCACTTGGAAAGGCTTATACAAAGGGTTCTGCTGCTTCTGCAACAGAGTTCAAGGTAGATATAGAAACAGATCATAAACTTACACCACCATCAGATCCAGAGGAAATACAGTATCTCATTAAGTTTAAGAAGAATGTTAAGAGTGGTGCTAAACTTACAATTTCTGGTGATAAATATCCAAAGGCTCATGAGTTATACTTTAAGGCTCTTGCAGTTGATAAATGTGAAATTGGAAGCTATCGTGGTTGCATTATCCATATTTCATCATTCATGCCAAGTCCAGAAGTAAGCCTTGCACTTCAGGGTGGAGATTCACAGACAATGGATTATAAGGGTGCAATCCTTACAAATGCTTGTTCTACATCTCAGGATATGGTTGAAATCTACTTTGTAGATGAGGAAGAAGAAGTCTAATCTTTGTAACCAAAACATATTTAGAAGAGTGGTTTCCCACTCTTCTATTATATTTAAGGAGATGAATGAATGAGCAAGAATGATTTAAGAATGTGCTGTGTTTGCCATGAGGAGTATTCATTTTGCCCAGTTTGTAATCCAGAAGACAGATTAAAACCTACATGGCATTTTGCTTATTGTAGTGAAAATTGCAAAGACATTTACAATATTACTTCTTCATTTGAAAACGGTAGGTTATCAGATATTGAAGCAAAAGTAAAATTAGAAAAACTCGATTTAAGTAAAAAAGAATATTTTGGTGAAAGTTATCAAAATTCTATTGCTTCAATTATGAAGGCAAAAACACAAGTTATTAAGAAAGAAAATAAAAAGGCAGAAGTTAAATCTGTCAAAAAGGATATTATTACAAAAGTCGAAAACGAGGCTGAAAGTGATGTTGAACAGTGATTTTGAAAACTCTATAGGGGAATATAACATTACTGTTTAATGCTATATTCCCCTATTTTTTACGAATATTGTATGGAATGAAAGGATAATATGGTTAAAACAAATTTAAAACCAAGGGATTATTTACCACATGAAGCGGTTAGAATTGTTAATCCCAAACAGTCTCTTCTTTATATAAAAAATGGTGTGTATCCTATAGACATGTATGCAAGTATTGATGAAAAAACAAATAATTCAATTCTTGCAATGGTGTTTCTAAAGGAAGACACATATGAAGTATATCAAAAATGGTGTAATTACGAATTAAATTAGGTGGTGATTGAATGTTCTTAGATAACGCAGCAACAACTCCATTAAAACCAGAAGTTAAAGATTATGTCATATCTCTTTTAGACACATATCAGAATCCATCTTCAATGTATCAATCTGGTGTTAATGCAAAACAAATAATTAATACGGCAAGAAAGAATGTAGCAAAATTCATTAATATAAATCCAGAAAATATTATTTTTACATCTGGCGGTTCAGCCAACAATACGCTTTTCATTAAAGGTTATACTCAGAGAAATGAATGTAGAGTGTTATACTCTCCTACTTCACATAAATCGGTACTGAAGTGTGTAGAATCACTTAAATATAAGTGTCCACTCAAAGTTGATCACACGGGAAGAATAGATATTCAAGATTTTAAGGAGTGTCTATCATCTGATACAATGAAGAAGCTTGTAGTCATAGAATATGCTAATTCTGAGATAGGAACTATTCAAGACGTGAAACAGATTATTGAAATGTGTCATTTTTATAACGCAATAGTCTATGTAGATTGTACAGGTTCTATTAGTCAAATCCCTGTAGATATAAGAACTTTAGATATTGATGGTTTGGGTTTTTCCGCACATAAGCTTTCAGCTCTAAAAGGCGTAGGTATTTTATATAAGAAGAAACATATTGAACTTGAACCTCTTATATATGGTTCTCAGGAACAAGGCTTATTTGGTGGTACTGAAAATGTAATAGGTATAGCTGCGCTTGGTAAAGCAATTGAGAATTATGATTATTCTTCTATTACATCTAAAAATCGTGATTATATCTATGATTATATTAAAAATAATATTCCAGATTCATATTTGATTGGAGCTGATTTGAAACATAGATTACCACATAATCTTTACATATGTTTCAAGGGTGTTGAAGGTGAATCATTAATGACATTACTTGATATGAACGGATATCAGGTGTCAACTGGAAGTGCTTGTACAAGCGGAGATTTAACACCATCTTCCACTCTATTGGCTATTAAAATGAATAAAGAAGATATAAATAGTTGTATAAGAATTACATTAAGTGGTAAAGAAGAGATTACTGAACTGAATACATTTTGTAAAACATTAAAGAGATGTGTAGAAACATTAAGACAATTAAATAAATAAAAATAAGGAGGATTAAAATTATGACAGATTTATCATTTTTAACAAATTTTGCAGTACCAATTATTGTTGGTATTTGTTTATGTATTGGCTATGTATTAAAAAATATTGTTACAACAGATGCGGTTAATAAGTACATTCCTGCAATCATGGGTGTGTTAGGTGTTGTTTTAAATATTTGGATGAATATGGCTTTTACACCTGAGATATTACTTGGCGGTCTTGTCTCTGGTCTTGCTTCTACAGGTTTATATGAAGCGTTCAAGAATTTTTTGAAAAAGTAAGAAGGATGGTATATATGAGTGGGATCTATAGAAAAACTTGCACATATTGATTATTTATTAGTCATCCTTGGGTTCTTTGCTATCTTATTCGCAGCTAAAGAAATTATCGAAATATTTAGTTATTTTAAGAAGAAACTTAGATTAAAAACAGGTATTGACCAAGATAAAGAGACAATAGAAAATCGTATTAAAACGCTTGAAAAACACGATAATTGGCAGTATCAGGAAATTTTGAAAATATCTAAAGGTATAGATGATATCAAAGATAATCTTGTAAAAAGAGAACAAAAAGATAAAGAAGAAACAGTTGCTACTCTTAGAGGACAATTATATGGACTACATGAAAAATTTGTAACAAAAGGATTTATTGATAAATCTGGGTTAAAAACATTTATTGAACTTGGTAAAATATATGAAGCTGCTGGAGGCGATGATATTTATCATGATAAATTATATCCAGAGATTATGTCATTACCAATTAAAGAAGACTAAATTTCTACCACAGTAAAAATATACCATGATAAAATTTGTATAAAACAAGACATACATAGAAATATTAACATTATGGAAAATAAACTGTGGTATTACAGAAATCAGAAGGCATTAACATTACAAGAGTTATCAAGACTTAGCGGAATATCTGTTGCAGCTTTAAATAAAATAGAGAATGGAAACACAAAGGATATACTTCTTAGCAATGCTATTACTCTTTCTCATATTCTGAATGTTGATATATATGAATTGTTCTGTATTAAATAAGAATTGAGGAGGAGATAAAATGTATTTTAATTTAATATGTGAGGAATTATGTATAACTGGTGGTAAGGTTATACATATTGATACTAATGTTGGAAGTCTTGAAGAAGCACATAAGATAGTAATTGATAATGTGGATAAATACCCAAATGGAAAATGGGAATTATACCCTATGCAATTAGCGGTATAACAATACAATTAAATATAAAAAATTTCAATGAGAACGAGTCTAATTCAGGCTCGTTCTTTTATTTTGTCTATAAATAAAGGAGGAACTTATGGCTTATAGAATTATAGATGTGTCAAGTAATAATGGGCAGCTTGATTGGGATATAATTAAGTCAAGTATTGATGGTGTAATCATTAGAATTGGCTATGGCTCAGATATAGAAAGTCAGGATGATTCACAGGCTGTTAGAAATATGCAGGAATGTGAAAGACTTGGCATCCCTTATGGTGTGTACATATATTCTTATTGTCTTAATATAGAAGAAGTAAGAAGTGAAGCTGCACATATATTAAGAATGATTCAGGGATTTAATCCTGTTCTTGGTGTATGGTTCGACATGGAAGACGCTGATGGATATAAAAGAAATCATGGTCTTGTTCCCGAACAAAATGGTGAACTTCTTACAGACTTTTGTATAGAATTTATGCAGATTATCAAAGACGCAGGATATAAAACGGGTGTTTACGCAAATTATAGTTATTTTACTAATATATTAAGCGATGATAGATTAATGTCTTTTGAAGGATTTAACAGATGGCTTGCACATTGGGGAATAGATGAACCTTCGATGGATTGTCTGTTGTGGCAGTACACATCAGATGCTGTTATTGATGGATCTTCAGCAAGAACAGATTTTAATTATTATTATGGAGAATTACCTAATGTTGAACCAGCTATTCCATCTGAACCAATCGAAGATAACTCTGAATCAGATGATATTGAAACAAAATATCATGTAGGAGATTATGTGTCATATCATATAATTTATGCGTCTTCTACTTCCGAAAATGAATTAACACCTTCAATTACAGAAGGCACAATTACTAATATCATTGCATCTGCAAGAAATCCATATCTTATTAACGATGGTACAGGATGGATTAATGACGACTGTATTAATAATAATAATGAAAATACTTCTGAACCAGAATCGCCTGATATAGAAGAATCTACAGGTCTTGCTCATTCTATTGGCGAATATGTCACATATTCAGCACTCTTTGCTTCTTCAGCTTCCGAAGAACCACTTAATCCACTTTATACAGATGGAATTATTACAGCTATCGCTGAAGGTGCGAGAAATCCATATCTCATCGAGAATGGCAGAGGTTGGGTAAATGACTCTGTTATTAATGGCAGTTCTGCACCAAAAGATAATTATGAAGAACCTTCTTATGATACATATGAAGTTGAAAGTGGAGATTGTCTTTCAGCCATTGGTGATAAGCTTGGTGTAGATTGGTGTTCTATTGCAGAAGCTAATGGTATCGGAGAACCATATACTATTTATCCAGGTCAGTCTCTTATTATACCTAGATAGTATACTAATAATGAAGAAAGTGTGGTTTCATAGTAATTTTTGAAGTCACACTTATTTTTCAAAAAATTATAAATACACATTCAA